ACCTTCTCCCGACCGCCACTGGTGCGACTCGCGAGGCTGGTGACTCTGGCGCTGGCACCGTGAAGGGCACCTACGTCTATGCGGGCACCAACGACGCCATCACGTTCGCCTCTCAGGTGACCAAGGTGGAGTCGCTGCGTTCGCAGACGACCTTCGGCAACCTCGTCCGTGGATTGAACGTCTACGGCTACAAGGTGATCAAGCCGGAAGCTCTCGCCGAGGGCTTCTTCTACGCCTAATTCTTAGGCACACCGGGGCTGGGGGAGGGCAACCTCCCCCGGTCCTTTTCGCTTACAGGAATCACATGCTTCTGAGACACAAGCAAACCGGCGACATCTACGTCTTCCACAAAGTCCTGATGGATAGCGGGGAGTACGACGTATACGAAGAGCCAAAGCCCGAGGTGCTTGTATCTGAGCAGCCTGAGATGAAGAAGGCTCGCCGAAAGAAAGTCGCGATCCAGACTGACGGAGAAACTAATGGCACAGACACCGAATGAGTTGCTCACCCGTGCGGGTGACATTCTGCAGGACACGACGAATGTGCGCTGGACGCAAGCCGAGTTGCTCCGTTATCTGAATGACGGACGGCGCGAGCTTGCGATTCATCGCCCGGACATCTACTCCTCGACCAGCACGTTGACGTTGATTGCAGGATCGAAGCAGACCATCCCTTCGGATGGCAACCGCTTCCTCGACGCCGTGCGCAATATCTCCGCCGCTGATGCGGTGGGTCGTTCCGTGCGCATTGTTGAGCGCGAGATCCTCGACGCCCAGCGCCCGGACTGGCACACGGAGACTGCCTCGACGAGCCTGAAGCACTTCATGTTCGATGAGCGCAGCCCAAAGACGTTCTACGTCTATCCGCCTGCCACTGCCGGTCACAAGCTGGAGATCGTCTACTCGAAGTCTCCGGTCGACATCACTGACCAACAGCTGTCCTCGACGACTGTTCTTGAGAGCGAGGACATCTACGCTGGCGTATTGCTTGATTACGTTCTGTACCGCGCCTTCAGCAAGGATGCCGAGTACGCCGGGAACGTGCAGCGCGCAGCCATGCACTACCAGATGTTTGCCAATTCATTGGGCATCGGTAACCGCAAGCGCATCGCGACCTCGCCGAACGTGGCGAACATGGATGGAACGCCGCCGAAGTCCGCGAACCTTGAGGTGGCGTAATGGCGACGCTCAGCGACTTCTATCAGTACGTCATCCCCGAAGTGCCGGGATGCCCAGAGGTGACCGCAGACGTAGCAATCCGTGCGGCACTCATCGAGTTCTGTGAGAAGACGCTGGTCATTCAGCGCGACCTTGACCCGGTCACCGTAGTGAAGGGGATTACCGACTACGACATCGACCCGCCAGCTAGTCAGCTGGTCAGCAGACTGATGCGCGTTTGGTACAAAGATGTCGAGCTGACGCCGACTGCGCCGGACAACGTCCACAACGCCGAGGTCTACAACACGCTGTTCACGGGCGCCGACAAAGAGCGCTCTGACCCGCGCATGTTCATCCAGAAGGACGAGCGGACGTTCTCGATCTACCCGATCCCCAAGGACACGGTTGCCAACGGGCTTACCATACGCGCCGCCCTAAAACCTACCCGAAATGCGGAAACCATCGAGGACGTCCTGTTCGAGGACTACGCCGAGACGGTCGCTCATGGGGCGAAATACCGATTACTCAGCATGGCGAGTAAGCCGTGGACCAATGGTCCGGCGGCTAGCCTTGCACTTGCTGCGTTCAATAGCGGCATCAACGTCGCTCGCCAGCGCGCTTCCCGTGGACACACGCGCGCGGACCTGCGTGTCCGCCTGACAGGAGTCTGAGATGGCAGAGAAGATTAAGCTCGTTCAGGGCGACACCCGCCCTCAGGTGCGCGTCACGCTGACCGACGAGAACACCGGCGAGGTGATTGACCTTACGGGTGCCACGGTCACGCTGCACTTCCGCGAGGTGGGCGGCACGGCGCCGCTGTTCTCCCGGCAGGGCATTGTGAATCCTGAGGAAGCCACGCTCGGTAAGGCTGTCATTGCGTGGCAGTCGGGCGACCTGAACGTCGACGCCGGGGACTACGAGGGCGAGATCGAGGTCTACTGGGCAGCCACGGGCGCACGCCAGACCGTGTACGACCTGCTCAAGTTCCGCGTCCGCGAGGACATCGGGTGAAACTGACGGCTGCGTGGACGGCGCTCAAGGGCGCCATTACCGCGCCGGCGATCACTGCAGCAGCTTCAGCGGGCGCACTGACCGCGTCGTTTCAGACAGCTGCGCTCAAGCTCGTCTATGAGATCGGGCTATTCCTGCTACTCATCGAGCGCGACGAAGAAGCGCGGGTCACGGACGCCCTGCGCCGAAGCTTCTCGAAGAAGCTCGCTGACGCTTTCGGTGCGGTCGATCGATACGTTGCGCAGTTCGATAAGACTGCTGTTGACGCCAGTACCGTGACAGATGACCAGTTCCTCGCCATGAGCAAGGCTCTGGCAGAGAGCCTGTCGCTAGCGGACACTCGGAACTACTTCTTCGCCAAGGCGCTCAGGGATGATCCTGTGCTTTCTGACGCGCTGTTCAACAGTCTCGCGAAGCTGCTCACGGACGCCGGCACGGTCGCCGAGGATGCGACGGTCCACCTAACCAAGAACCTCGCCGACGCCATCCAGTTTGTAGATGAAGCGCATGCGCAGTTCGCAAAGAACGTGGCAGACATCGCCGTCACCGCCGACTTCGCTTACCGGGATGTCAGCAAGGCGCTCGCCGATGGCGTGGGCGCGACGGATGATATTGACGGCGCAGCCACGATCGAGGACGACCAAGAGGTTGTCTTCTTCAAGACGACCAGCAACGTCGCCGGGGTAGGGGATGTCTTCTACCGGCAGGTCAATTACGTACGGTATTTCGATGACGTCGCTGGGGTCTCCGAAGCCCATACGAAGGGGGTTGAGAAGACCCTCGCAGACACCGCGCAGCTGTTCGACACACTGTTCAGTGAGTTCAGCAAGGCGAGCGCAGACGCCGCCCAGCTGACCGACGACTCCGTCTATGCCTTGGACAAGTCCGCCGCGGACGCCGCTTCGACCGCCGACAGCCACATCCTGAGCGCCGCTAAGCCGCTCTCGGACGAGCTGGGCGCCGCCGATGCGTACGCTGCCAGCCTAGAGAAGCCCGCCTCAGACACCGCCTCCGTAGGCGACGCGCTGCTGAGTCAAGTCTCGAAGCCGCTGGCGGACTCTGCGGCGTTCTCGGAAGCCCGGGAGTTCGCCCTTGACAAGGCGCTCACGGATGCCGCCGGGTTAGTCGACCAGTTAGTCCAGCTGCTCGCCAAGCCGACCTCCGATACGGCACAGGTTGCCGACACGCTACTGAGAGCCGTGGACAAGGCGGTCGCCGACGAGGCAGAACTCACGGAGCAGGCGGTCTACGCGCTGAACAAGTCCGTCACGGACCTTGCCGCGCTCCTCGATGAGCCTGCGTTCGACGTGGCGAAGCCGCTGAGCGACGCGGGCGAGCTCGCGGATGAAAGCTCGTACTTTCTCGGTAAGTACCTTTCGGACGGATCAGGCGCACAGGACGCCATCGAGTCAGCATTCGCCAAGGTTCGAGCAGACGCGACCACGGTTGCTGATCTGTTCTCGGCTGCCGTGGGCAAGCCTGCCGCCGACGCGGCTCAGCTCGCCGATGACATGGTCGCCGCATTCACGAAGTCACCATCGGAAGCGGTGCAGTTCACGGATGTGATTCTGCTCACAGTGGTCTTCCTGCGAAACCCGGCGGATACCGCCGCTGTCTCGCAGCTGATCAGCAAAGCGCTTTCAAAAATCCCGTCTGACGCTGCCACGGTTACGGATGCCTCGTTCAGAGCGCCGAATCTTGGCAAGTCGGATTCTGCGGGCGTAGGCAGTTCGGGAACACTGCGCTCACAAGGGTACTGCGACTTCTCGTATTTCGCAGAGGATTACGTTGGTAGTTCTCGTTCATTCACTTGATGTGAGGGTCTTAAATGAACAGTCTTGAAAATTTGAAAGTAAAGGGTCGCCTGAACATTGTTCTGCGTGACAAGGACGGTAACGTCAAGGACGAGCGGGACGTCGACAACCTCGTCGTCAACGCCGGTCTGGCGTACATCATCAGCCGTATGGTTGGCACCTCGAAGTCCGTGATGTCCCACATGGGTCTCGGTTCGGGCACGACCGCCGCGGCTGCGGGTCAGACCGACCTCGTCAGCCTGCTCGGCTCGCGTGAGGCACTCGACTCAACCACGATCTCTGGCACGAACAATGAGAAGGTTGTGTATGTCTCTTCGTTCGAAGCGGGCGACGCGACCGGTGCCGTGACCGAGGCGGGCATCTTCAACGACTCGTCTGCGGGCGACATGCTTTGCCGCACTGTGTTCCCGGTGGTGAACAAGGCTGCGGACGACGCTCTGACGGTGACGTGGACGATCACGCTCTCTGCAGTGTGATTTGGCGGGCGTGAGACCCACGCCCTTCCACTCCGTTACTAGCCGTTAGGGAACAAGCATGGCAAGCATTACGAC